TTTCGTTATCTAATAGATTAAATGAAAATGCCATGAACTTCAGTGATGTTGAACTGAATTCTATATACAGCAGTATCGTAGCAGACATTGACAGAAAGACAAAATAATGACATATAGTATTTTAGCAATTAACCCCGGACATAACGGGTCGGCAGCATTGGTAGTAGACGGAGAAATTGTTTATTACTCAGAAGAAGAACGTTTAAGCCGTATGAAATATGACGGTAATCCATTTCGCGCAATGGTGCATGTTTTAATTAATCACGTTGTTGACGAGCTAGTTATTGGTGGCACCACTGACCAATTAGCACAACTACCATGGACTGGTGAAGATGCTTACTCTGCACTGGCACGTAAATTTAATCCTAATATTAAAATTACTAAATTAGGTAGCCTGCACCATTTAGGTCATGCAGCCAATACATTTTATGGGTCAGGATTTGATACAGCAGTAGCAATAATTGTCGACGGTGCTGGATCATTTCATCAAGAACAGATAAATGAAAATTTTGTAGTAGGTGGATTTGAAACCGAAACAATTTATCAATGTTCTTATCCTCACGAGTTTAATGCAGTATACAAGCGTTATGCAGATGGCAATGCTGCATATTATGATAACGGTATCCAAGAATTTGACAATTCAGTAACTATCACTAAAGCATACGAAGCAGTAAGTGATTACTTAGGATTTGGATTTATTGAAGCTGGTAAAACTATGGGTCTTGCACCATATGGATCTTACGATGAAAATATTCCTGAATTTTTTATCAATGGAAAAGGCAATAAAAATTTGCTAATTCCTCGATATCCTGCTGGTGCACATATTGATGAAAATCGTAATCCTTATTTAAAAAGATTTACTCAACCATCGGAATGGCATAATGATTTTAATCTTGTTCGTGATGTAGATAAAAATCTTGCCTATCATGTTCAAGCTGCGGTTGAAGAACAAATGTATGATCTAATACAAAAGGCTGTTGATATCACAGGCGAAACAAATGTGGTCATTTCCGGCGGTTTTGGTCTAAATTGTGTGGCAAATTACAAGTTTGTCAAGCGTTTTCCTAATTTAAAGTTCTATATTGACCCCATTGCACACGACGGTGGTACTGCTATTGGTCTTGCAAGATATGCATGGTTTATTCAGTCTCAAGAAACTACTCCAAAAGAATTATCTACTGTATATCTAAGTGCTCCGCCGGATTACAGTCAATTGGAATTGATTGAACAAAACAAACTCAATGCTGAAATTGTTGATGCAACTGCTGCTGACATTGCACAGTTAATTGACCAAGGAAATATTGTTTCATTGTTTCAGGGCCGCGCAGAAGGTGGTCCTCGTGCGCTAGGTAATCGTAGTATCTTATTTGATCCACGTAGAGCAGATGGTAAAGACTTTGTAAATCGTGTTAAACGACGAGAATGGTTCCGTCCATTTGCAGGATCAGTTATGGAAGAACATGCTAATGAATGGTTTGATATGGCAGGCATGTTGTCAAGTCCCTTTATGATGTATGCAGTTGACGTTCGTGCTGACAAGATTGCACAAATTCCAGCAGTAACACATGTGGATAATACTTGTAGAGTTCAGACAGTTAATCCACAACAAAATTCTTATTACTATAAATTAATTCAAGAATTTTATAATTTAACTGGAGTTCCGTTATTGTTCAACACTAGTTTTAATCTAGCTGGTCAACCACTAGTCGAAACTGTATTAGATGCGCTAGTTACATTGTTTAATAGTGATATTGAATATTTGTATTTGCCCGATATTGGTAAACTTGTTAAGAAATATAAATGATAAATCTCCCGTCTGATGTTATCTACAATCCGGATTTTTTTAATCCAGAAAATATTAATGATGCAAAGAAGATAGTATTAGGTCACGGGATATATGAAACTGAATCAAAATGGGATATTGAAACAGAATGGAACATGCATTTGTTTAGGCAAAAACAATTCTTAAACAAGGATAGTGTTGTTTTAGATTGGGGAGTTGGAATTGGAAGATTATCCAAGGCAATGATAGAAAAATTTAATTGCCGAGTAATTGGTGTTGATATTAATAAAAATATGATATCACACGCACTCGATTACGTTAATAGCGACAACTTTACTGCAATGACTGTAACAGAGTTTATAGAAACGAATACTATAGAGTTCACCAATGCTGTTGCTGTTTGGGCATTACAACATAGTGTCGATGTCGTTTTAGATTTATCGATAATTAAAAAAAATTTATTGCCTTCCGGAAAATTATTCATATTTGAAGAAAGAAAACCGTGCATTCCGATAATGAATAGTCATGCTCCTTGGTTTATTCTTAATAAATCTAACTTTACAATTATAGATAAAGAGTTTAAAATTATTGAGCACGGCACATTTCCAAGACACTTAAACATAGTAGAGAATAATGATGCCTGGTGGGGCTTTTTTAAAAACAAATGAAAACATATAACTTTATTTCAGGACTACCTAGATCGGGCTCAACGCTGTTGAGTTCTATCTTAAAACAAAATCCTAAATTTACTTCGGGAATAAGTGATCCGCTATCATCTTATGCACACAGTATTATTAGAGATACTAACACTGCGGTAGGAATGGATGCTGCGGTATCTATAGACAAACGTAAAGAAATTATTCGAGACATGTTTGACAGTTTTTATAAACATGGTCGAGAAGTTTGTTTTAATACAAATAGAGGATGGACTTCTGATACTTCTTTATTAAAAGATCTTTTTCCTAACTTTAAGATGATTGTTTGTCTAAGAGATGTTCCTTGGATTTTAGATAGTTTTGAACAACTTAATGCTAAAAACCCTTATACAATTAAACCCTTGTATCATCATCAAGAATTAGGAAATGTGCATGATCGATGCAGAATTTTAATGGGAGAAATGCCTAACTTCGGCGGTTATGTTCACGGTCCTTTAATTAATGTTCAACAAAGCATGTTTTGCAATGAAATTGATCATATACTTTACATAGAATATGAAACCCTTGTGCGTAATCCTAAACAATCTATGCAACAGATTTATCAATTTCTAGGTGAACAATGGTATGAGCATGATTTTGAAAATGTAGAAGACAGTTACGACGAATTTGATGAACAAGCTAAAATTTCAGGTTTACATACTGTTCGAAGAAAAGTAGAATATCAAGATCGACGTAGTATATTACCTGGAGAACTTTGGGACAAATATGGACCTATGAGTTTTTGGAAAACTAACTTTGAACAAAAGAAACAATTAAATTGGGTTAACAGTGCACTACCTGTTAGGAAAATTATTCCTACCTTAGGTAAGCAGCTATAAATATTACTATATCATTTTTTAAGGAGATATTATGACAACTATTGTAGATAAATTAACACTTTCAAACGAACTTGTGTTAGCAGAACGTAGAGTAACAACTGAATTTACTATTCGCCAAATTCAAGAACATATTCAAGACCGTAGAGTCCAGGTAGAAATTGAACTTGGTCCTTTTACAACTGAAACGTTTCCAGATGGACGCACCGAAACTCGTGGCTCGGGCGGACGCGGAGTAACAGTATGGGAAGGCGATGCGTACGATGCAATTCGTGATACTTGGCGCAATCAAGATCTAATGGAAAAAGTTACTGAAATCTTAGGCGGTTAATCAACTATGCAAAAAATCCTAATCATGGGTCTCCCGGGTTCGGGTAAGACTTATCTAGCAACAGCATTAAAAAAATATTTAGAATCAAACGGTGATTTAATGAAAATTAATCCCGGACGAGCAATGAATTATGAAGGTATACCAAGACCTGATTTTATGCGAGTGAGCGTAGATTGGTTTAACGCTGACGAGATTAGAAAGCGTTATAATGATTGGGATTTTAGCAAAGAAGGCCGCATTCGTCAAAGTTTACGTATGGCAGAATTTGCATTTAAGTCAACAGGTGAATATGTTATTTGTGATTTTGTTGCCCCACTAGTGGAAATGCGCAATAATTTTAAAGCAGATTGGACTATTTGGGTAGATACTATCGAATCTGGTAGATTTGAAGATACTAACAAAGCATTTGTTCCGCCAACAGTATATGACTTTAGAATTACCGAACAAGATGCAGATAAATGGGCTGAATTTATTGGTATGCACATTTTAGAAAATCGCCGCCGTCCCCAATTTGACTGGCAAAAAGAAACAGTGCAGATGTTAGGCCGTTGGCAACCATGGCATGCTGGTCACCGTGCGCTATTTGATCGCGCAGTTGCAAAAACTGGACAGGTAGTAATTCAAATTAGAGATTGTCAAGGCTGGAATGGAAGTAATCCATTTGCAGTAGAACAAGTTAAACAACTTATACGCAGAGATTTAGATCCAGTATATCAAGGTCAATACGAAATTCAAGTGGTGCCTAATATTGTCAATATTACATACGGACGTGATGTTGGTTATAAAATTGAGCAAGAAACATTTGATGAAGCTACACATTCAATCAGTGCAACTAAAATTCGAAAAGAGATGGGCATTAAGTGAACAAGTATCACATCAGATTCAACACTAAACACGAGGGCAGTAATTTGGTCTGGCGTATTTTTGAAAATGGTGTTGAACATCTAGCAACGGATGTTCGAATTATTGGTGAAACTTTTACTGAATGCACTCAAGAATATGATCAAACCAAATGGAATATTGCCTGCTTTGGTAGAATTGTTTGGGTAGATAAAACCGCTGTTATTGTTACAGAAAAAGATTAAATTAATTCTAACAATATCTCTAACTTAGTTTTAATAATTCTGTTACTTAAACTTGTTCGAACCCCTCTATGCAAGGGCTTTGGCCATGAACCTAAATTGCACCATGCATAACCGTTATGTTCATCATTTAATGTGGGTATAAATTCTCTGTCTACTAGTAACACATAAGTGTTATATTGAAACAATTGATCATTACTGGTAAACAATTCTAAAGGAATAACTTTTTTAATTGTAGGAGTTTTTCCAACTTCTTCTGAAATTTCTCTCATCAGTGTGTCATAGGGAGTAAGATCACTTGGTTCTTTTTTTCCACCAACTAATCCCCAATTGCCTGCAGTTTTCAATTGTGTTCTGCATAAAAATAAAAATTTTCCAGTATCTTTAGCAAGAAATAAACCACCTGAACATATTACTTCTTTCATAACATTAGTCGCCATTTTTCTTTAGTGTATACACCTTCAAATGATTTAGTCCACTGTGATCCATCCCATTTGTATTGTATTCCTGTATAAGCATTAGTTATATATGTAGTAGTTGAGACTATAGTTGAATCGAATAATATCCTCCAACGAACACCATCCCATTGAATGATATCATTTGCATGTGCTTGCACTTCTGCTGGTCTCCCTTTCCATGCATTAAGTCCTATATCTCCTTGAGGATTTAATACTATGTCTTCAAGCACTAGAAATCTACGATCAATATTTTGTCCTTCTACGGAATTGGGATTATAAGTCAGTGGATTAATAATAGCATCAATTGTTCCCCTTGTGAATGCACTATAATAATCAGTTAGTAAGGTATTTGCAGGAACTGTGTCATTATCAAATGTTAAATTCATTAGTGTATCATCAAGTGCATTTAAACTAAGATATGCTACAATTTCTCTACCATCGGGTTTTTGTAATCTAATTTGACTTAATCCTGATGTAAATTTTCCTGGATACATATCAAGTAAACTTGTCCAAGTAGGTTTATTAGGAACAACGTTTACATCAACCCATCCGTCACTAACATTTTGTTCTCCCACAGGAACTAACACGGCAGTGTTGTTTAATACCAATAGATCGTAGTCACCGGGAGTTACTACAATTCTAGCATCTGGCTTAAATCCGCTGAAAATGTCAGCACCGTTGGCAACATCTTTGTATCCTCCGTCTTCGCCAAATCCCGGTGGTTCTGCAAACACGTTGGTAATGATTTTAGTAATGATTCCTAATTTCTTAACTTTAGCAGGAGGAGTAATCCATGCCGGTGCGGTAAATTGTAGTGATGCAATACTTAAATCATTGTTTAAACCTTGTGGAACTGTTCTTGATTCAAATATACTTCCTTCGGATAATAGTTCTAATACACTTAAACTGGTCCAATCTAAATAGTTATCAGTCATTTGTAATTCTAAACTAGGATT